TGAAAACCTCTATTCGTTATCTGTTTTATAATCGATTCAAGATATTCTACGATAGCTTCTTGCATACCTATTTTGAGTGTTTGCTTGATAATATCATCATCAGCATCAACATATGTCCCGATATCTTGTCTAAGAATTTTTAGTGGTTGTGGTGTCCAACCATATTCCTTCAACTCTTCAATATCAAGGTCGCCCTTGTAATATTGCTCTTTGAGAAGTCTAAGTTTTTTATAATCAGTTTTCTGCTTTTTCAGACGTAGACCTTCCTCCATGTACATGCGGAAGTATTTGTTATGAAGTTTTGGTATATTGGCTGATTCGTTCGATATGTTTATCATATCAATTTCACAATCTTTAGCCCACATCTCATATATCTCTTCAAGCTTCATGTCGTCTCCATTAAAAAAATAATATCATTATATCACAAAAGTGTTTGCGAATCAAGTCAAAGGTGTTATAGTATATTCATTTACTTGAAATGTTACTGTGGCAGACGCATATGTAACATCTTCTTCTTGCTGGTTCATTACTATTTGACCCAGTGAGATTGGGAATATGTCATTGAATTTGAATTCAATATTCGAAGTTTTTGCTGCGTTTTGCGTGATTACACTTGCGTCAGAATACAATCCATCGCCTTCGATAAGATTTGCATACTGCGAGAAGTTGTTTGGATATGTTAGACCAATCATCCAAGAAAAAATCTCTTGATAATTATTCAAGTCTTCGTCGATGAGAAATGTGATATCAAGAGTTCCAAATTCGACTTTATCTCCTGGTCTATAAATCGTTCTGAAAGGTGATCCTTCTGTGACAGGATTTATCGTCAGACCTGGAATGTTTACTTCAGTTGCAAAATACTCGACATGTGGTAAACGATCTATGACCAAACGATAATTCTTTGGTGAGTAAAAGTTCTGTCTAAGTGTAGTACAATCAATCATCGTTTTCTCCTATTCATTGATACTATTTATATGAATAAAAAAAAGAGGGCGCCAGAAGACGCCCTCTCAGTAAGCTCAGTTAACCTAAGTCTTATTATAGGATGTTTGTTACTGCCACGCGGCGGTAGTAAATGTTTGTGTTAGCCTGAAGACGACCTGCACCTACGTTTGAACCTTCAGCGAATGGGTTTGCAACCATGCCGTAGCGAGTTTTGAAGCCAAGCTTCGACTGGAAGCTATTCTCACCAGCTGCACGAACCATCTGTAGTGGTACGTATGGGCAGTAGAAGAGACCTGCGTCGAATGTGCTTGAGCCTTTGTAACCTACTACAAGGTAGTTAGCACCTGCATATGGATCAATGTACACGCGGAAACGACCGTTAAGAACACCGATGAATGTGTTGCCAGTATCATCTGGGTTCAGGTTGTTTGCGTTAAGCGCTGGTGTGTAATCAAGCATACCTGCCATTTGAAGCGCAGACGCTACGTCTGAGGAACAGATAAGAATGTTACCCTTACCACGACGAGTTGCTTTTGCGATTTCATTAGCTTCACGTTCGATTTGGAACATAAGGCCTTTGAACTTCTCTACTGACCAGCGACCGTTTGCGTCAACATCAAGGTCGAAAGTACCTAGTGCTGCAGTACCTGTTTGCGCACCTGCTACAGCGTTTGAATATACTGTGCGAACAACCTCACGGTTGATTTCTGCAAGTAGTTCTGCTGAAAGCATGTTTGCAAGCTCTGTCTCTGCGTCAAGACCGTGGATTGCTTTAAGGTCCTGTGCAAGTTCAGTTGTGTACTCTGCTTTTAGCGCACGGCTCTTTGCAGTCACAGAAACTTTCTCAATTGAGAATGCCATCTCTGGGAATGCATTGTTTGCAGCATCACCAAGTGCTTCAGCAGTTGCTGTCGCAAGGCCTGTACCTGTTGTCTCGCTACCTTCGCCAAGCTTGTTAGCGTGTGTACCTGCACCTGTGAAGTCTGTGTCAGCTTCGTTGTAGAATGCTTCGTCGCCAGCCTGATTTTCGTAACGCGAACGCATTGCAAAGATCAGTCCAGTTGGGCCTGTCATTGGCTGAACGCCAGCAATGTCATATGCGATAAGATTAGGCATAGCACGACGAACAAGTGAGATAAGTACGGGATCGTAGCCTTCAACACCGCCACCTGTTGCGTTTGCTGGTGCTGTTTCTAGAAGTGCTGCTGGCGAATATGTCGAACCTTCGCGAAGTGCTACTTCAGTGTTCTCAAGAATGGTTGCAGTAACCGCTCTCTTATGCGAGTCGCCAATGTTTGGTAGTGATTCATGCTCCAGAATAGGAGCCCACTTTGCCATTAGTTCTTCGTTTCTCATTTTCGTTCTCCTTATTTGAGATTAACTATATGTATTTATATAATTCTTATTTTGCGTGACGATCAAGGATCTGTGCATATCTAGCAATTGATTCATCAAGAACCTTTGCTTTTGGTTCATCGTCGGTCTCTTCTTCGAGAACTTCTGCTCCTGTTTCAACAGTTACATTTTCGACAAAATAGCTTGATTTGATTGCTTTCAGTTTTGAAGTGTAATCTTCAACGCTGTTGCAAGACATACCTTCTGCAAGCACGTTTAGCTTATCAGCTTGTGTGTCAGTCAAATCTTCAGAGATTTGAGCAAAAGCGATTTCGCGCTCAAGTGTCTCTTTCTCTTCTTTGATCTCGATCAGTGCTTCAAAAATTTCGTTGTACTTTTCTGAAGATTCATCAAGACGCTTTTCAAGTTCTGCAATAGCATCAACTTGCTCATCGTCGATATCGATGTTGTGAGATTCTACAAGACCTTTTAGACTGTCAATTAGAGACTCAGCAACTTCAACTTTGATAGAAGATTCGACTGCTACTTCGTTTGCTTCCATCCAGCTTTCGATGACGTAATCAAGGTACGTGTCAACCTTTTCAATCATGTCCTGCTTAGTTGATTCGATTGATTCGACAAATTCTTTCTCAAACTTATCTTCCAAAGATGATTCAATAGCTGCAGTCTTTTCGTTAATGACTGCTTCGAATACTGCTTCAGCTTTTGACATAAAGTCTTCTGAAAGCTCTTCGCCATCGAAAATTCTTTCGAATGCAGATTCTTTAAGACCAGTGTTGTTTGTTCCTTGAGGTGTTTTTACATCATCCTCAATTTCATCAGCCTTTGGATCTACCTTTGCTTTAACGTCGCCCTTGCGCTTTTTAGGCTCTCCGCCCGCTGGCGCAACTGCGTCCGCAGACATCGAATCGTCGCCAGTTGCTTTCGCTTCGTCTAGCTTATTTTCTAGTTCTTCACTCATTGTTATGCTCCTTATGTGATTGTATCAAATCTAACATTATTTATACAAATTATGTATTTGCGAGTGACTTGATAAATTTCTCAAAAAGTCTTGAGGCTTGCTCTTCAAGTTCCTTCGAACTGCGCTTTGCAGTCTGACGAATCTCTTCTTCAATTTCCTCAAAAGCTTGTTGTTGTTGCCATGTTCCGGATGATATATCGTAATAGAATTCAACACCTTCCATGATACCTTGGACGAACGCATCTGGTGCAGAAGGATCTGCAACAATATCGCCTGCAGTTGCAAGCATAAAGTCATCTTGTACTTCCATGATACCAGATTTGTTTTTCTTTAGTGAACCCATACCTCTTGATGAGATTCCTAGTTGACCACCTTCGTCGATGATATTTTTTACGATCTTTCCCATAGGCGTGTCCATGACTTTTGCACGACCTACAACATTAGAACCGTCTTCGCGAAGTTCAGTGAACATATGTGACGCACGATCAAGATTGATCGTAGGACCTTGTGGATGACCTAACTCGCCAAATGCGCGTTTCTTTACGACATAATTTTCGTTATATCTTTTCAATTCACGCATAAGTGTTTGCTTAGGGTATACGCGACCGTTGCGATTTTTAATATCGCCTTGCATGATAACGCCTTCGATGAAATAGCTCTTATCGCCATTTTCATTGGATTCTTTTAGATATTGAATGTCTTCTACGACTTCTTTGATTAACTTCATTTTCGCTATCCTTGTTATGTGTTATACGAAATTGGTGTGCAAAGAACTTCAACATCAGACTCGATTGTATCATTAGCGCTCTTTTCAACGTATTCGACACGCCCACCTGGAACTGTGAAAGAACCTATTGCAGTATTAGCTACAACGTTAGTGATGGTGATAGACGAATTTGCTGTCGCATATACGCGAATCAATTGGGCGTTATTGAGCGTTGTTGCGCTTGTAACACCCGTTTCGGTTCCTTTGAGTTTGATGATACTTGGCATTATTTTACTTTGCTCCATGCAAAATCTACCATCTTCATGAACATGGTTTCATTTTTACCTAAAGCATCTTCAAACTTTTTCTTGTTAGGATCGTTTAATGCATCATAGACTTTTACGAGAACATTTGCAGTCTGCATATCAACTTTTATTGAATCGCCGTCTTTGAACTTAATTTCGCCACGACTTTTTGTCTTGACAATCTTCTCAAGGTCTTTTATAGTATTTTCGGTAAGGTCAGTTTCTTCGTACATGCCACCCATGTCACCCATGCGACGATCACCCTCGACATAAGCGTGAAGTGTTCTCATCTGACCATGAATATGTGCAAGTTTGTTTTGGAACCATTCTTCTGGATCCACACAATCCGTATCGCACTCTACAAGATAGTCGATCATTTCTTCAGAAGCATATGCGATGAATTTCAACTGTCTTTCCATCATGGGAATCTCTTCCCATGCGTTCTCGTCAAGTTCTACTTCTTCTTTACGAGCTTTATTGTAATCTGTACGTGCAGTTTTAAGCTTGTTCTGATCTTCTTTTCTTTTTCTAATTGCATCAGTCCTGCGCTTTAGCGCATCTGCACGACCACTAGCCGAAAATCTATTCTTGACTTTACCCGCAACACTCTTAACAGCTTTTGCACCAGAAGTTCCAATACCAACAGCCTTAACCGCAGTTTTGATGATCTCGTCAAGTTGCTCTTCAGAAAGGTCTTCAAGAGCTTCTTCTAGCATATCTTCGTCGATAACAAGAAGATCCTCAAAACTTACGCTTTCGTATGAAGTGTCATAAGCCTTTTCATCAGACCCATCAGTATAGTCAGCCTTACGAGGTTTTTTCTTTGTTACTCTCTCAGATTTACCACTATCGACAGGATAATCTTTCTTATCCACGTTCTTAGTGTGTAGCTCTTTGAAGCGCTTTTCGTCAGGAGATTTTGGTTCAGCGACCGTCTCCTTGATGATTTGTTTTAGGGATTTCATGATTACTTATCCTTCGAAGACTTTTTTTGCGCCATTTCTTCCATGTCATCATCTTCATCTTCGTCAGACTCATCTTCATCTTCGTCAGACTCATCTTCATCTTCGTCAGACTCGTCTTCTTCTTTCATTTTTTTCTTATATCCCTCTTCAAACATGGATTCATATTTTGAGCTAATAGCAACTTCCATTTTTTGATTCATGATATCAGCAAATGTTTCCTGAAATTCGTCTGCTTTACCTTCAACGGCGTTTTTGATTAGTTTTTCGATTGACATTGGCCATCTCCTTTTGATTCTATCTCTATATGTTATTTATAAATTATCGTAATGCGATATCTTGTGTTTTTGTAGCAATCTTGCGCAGCTTCTCTCTTGCGCTCTGATTTCTAGGCACATCGATAATTTCGTCCCAAACTTCTC